GCCACCGGCGTGGCCCACCTGATGAGCATCTCCGGCCTGCACATCACGATGTTCGCCTGGATGGCGGCCCTGGTGGTGGGGGCGCTGTGGCGGCGCAGCGCGCGCGCCTGCCTGGCCTGGCCGGCGCCGCATGCGGCCCTGGTGGGCGGCGCGGTGCTGGCCGCGGCGTACGCCTTGTTCAGCGGCTTGAAGCGCGCCGCGGGCTTTGGCACCAATTTACGCCGGCTTTGGCACCATTGACGCTGCCTTTGGCACTCAAAAGTTAAATCTTTCTGACGCTTGCTTTGGCACCATTGACGCTGCCTTTGGCACCATCCGAGCGGCAGTTAAAGCCGATACCGACGCGCTTGCCAGGTCAGCCTACCAGTTCCTGATCAGCAACTCGCCCTTCTCGCCGCGCCCACGTCCTGCAGCGCTGACGCTGTAACGGATCGCCAGCCGGCGCATGGTCAATCCCTTGAACGCGCGGCGCATTTCTGGGATGTCGTTGACGCTCACGATCGCCTTGCCCTTCATCGATCCCAGCAACGCCGCCATCCGGTCGTACTGTTCCAGGCCGAAGTCCACGCCGTACCCCTCGGTGCCCCAGTAGGGCGGATCGCAGTAGAACAGCGTGTGCGGCCGGTCGTATCGCTCGATGCAGGCCGCCCAGTCCATGTGCTCCACCACGACCCTGGACAGCCGCAGGTGCGCTGCGCTGAGGTCTTCCTCGATGCGCAGCAGGTTCAACGCCTGGGTGGCTGTGGTGGCCACGCCGAACGTCTGTCCTTCCACCTTGCCGCCGAAGGAGAGTTTCTGCAGGTAAAAGAACCTCGCGGCCCGCTGGATGTCCGTCAGGGTGTCGGGCGGCGTCGCTTGGGCCCACTCGAAGAGCCTGCGACTCGTAAGCGCCCACTTGAACTGCCGCACGAACTCCTCCAAGTGGTGCTGCACGACGCGGTACAGGTTCACCAGGTCGGTGTTCACGTCGTTGAGCACCTCGACCTTGCTTGGCACCTTGTTAAAGAGCAATGCCGCCGCACCTGCGAACGGTTCCACATAGCACGTATGCGGCCCGAACCACGGCAGGATCTCGCCTGCCAGGCGGCGCTTGCCGCCCACCCACGGCACGATCGGCTGGGCCTTCAGGCCCATGCCCATGACCGCGTCGTCGAACACCTCGCCGGTGCTCAGCTCGTCAATTTTGTTGTTCATCACAGTCCGCCAAGTCATCTTTAACTTTTAGAATCCCACCGCCTGGTACCAGGTGGCGAGGCCTTGGGCCGAACCGTGGCTTGCTCACGGATAGGTGGGTGGTGAGGTGCTCGTAACACCTGGCCACTCGCCTCGTCTTTTTCTCGTCTTCAACTCCTTCAGCGGAGGCAGCAGGCCTCACGCCACCATCCAAGAATGCTGCGGCGTGACGCGCTGCACCTGGTGCAGGAAACGCTGGCGCTGGCCGGCCGCGCACGCCCCTTCCAGCAACTCGGAACAGAACCACGCGCACGCGTCCTGCCACTCGCGCCGCAGCCCCAGGCCGATGACACCCGGCCAGTCGTACGGCTTGCCGACTTGGGCACGTGCCCAGGAGATCGCGGCGGCATCGTTCGGCAGCGGAATGCTGCGCACGCTGTAGCGGCTCGCGTCAGCGATGAAGTCGCGCAGGTCGCGCTCGATCACGCCGTGCCAGGCTGTGGCTTCGATCACGGTGAGATCCGGGGTGACGATGCCCACGTGGCTCCAGCTGCTCCACAGGAACGTGCGCAGCAGCATGCTCCCCGCGGTGTCGCGCCGGCAGAAGATCGCGTCCACGTCAGAAGCCCGTCCAGGCCGCCAGGCGGCTGGCGTTGCCGGGGTTGCCGGCGAAGCCGTCGATCTCGGCGATGGACAGGCCCGTGACCTGGGCCATCCGCTGGTGCGACAGGCCGCGCCGGCGCAGGTACTCGTAGGCCGAGACGTAGCACTGCAGCGTTGGGTCGATCACCCAGGTTAGCGCGTCCCCTGCATCCGTGGCATTCCCCAGCGCGCACAGCGCGGCGCGGTGCTGCGCCACCTCCGTGTCGGGCAGGGGAGGTTCCACCACCGGGCCCGTGTCGCTATAGCCGTCGAAGCCATCGATCGTCCAGGCCTCGAACACGAAGTTCGTCAGCCCAGCCCAGGGGATCGCCGTCCAGCCGTTGTCGCCCCAGGTCGGGCCCCACGAGTTGCCCAGGAGTGCCGAGCCGAGCCCGGGGGGATAGATGGAGTCGTCCCAACCGCCCAGCAGGATCGCGTGCGCGCCCTGGATCTGCGACATCGTCGGATCCGTCCAGTTCCACTGGGCGGCGTGGTCGGACCGCGGGCCGTGGATGTAGAACATCCCGCGCGGCACGTACATGCCGACGATGACGCGCTTGCCGGTCGCGACGGCCTGCTTCAGCGCGTCGATCCGATCGCGGTAGTTGTCGGGGTTGAGCGTGATGCGCTCGAACGTCGACAGCTTGTGAGGGCCAGCCAGGTCCAAGATGCGCTGCTCGGGCATCGCGTCCCACCCCAACTGGTCATACGGCAGGTCGACCTCCGCGCACACGCCCCACTTGCGCGCGGCATCGAGGCCGCCGCGGATCGTGGTACCGGTGTCGCCCTGGCCGAGCAATCCCGCCTCCAGCTTGCCCAGCGTGTAAATCAACTCGCGCGACAGGTCGGACCGATCGTCGAGCGGGCGGGACTTGTTCCTGATCGACTCGCAGCCGAACGCGATCGAGTTTCCCACGCACGAGCCGATCGACAGCTGGTCGCGCAGCCGCACGTAGGGCTCGACGGAGTACCGCGGAGGCAGCGCCTTGGGTAGGGCCACCCTGAACACGAAGTCCTTCGCCTCGGGGCCGGACGGGATCAGGCGCGGAGAGCGGTGGAACAGCGCTTCGATCTGGATCGGGGTCATGATGCTGCTCCTTCAGGCCAGGCTCGCGCCGATCTGCGCGATCGACGCCATCGCGGAATCGAACACGGCCTGGGCTTCGGCGTCCGTAGCAGCTCGGGTGACGGCGTACTTCTGCATGCGAAGATCGCTAAGCTGGTCGAGCGCCCAGCGCATCTGCGTCGCCTGCTGCAGGATCAAGTCCGCCGCGTCCTGGGGCGTCATGTTCGCTGGCGTGGCGAAGCCGGCTACGCGCGGCGGCACGGAACCGCTGTAGGCCGCGTCCTTGAACGCCTTGGCCTGGACCTCGCGCTGCTCGTACTCCTTCGAGAAGGTCATCGGCTTGGCATAGACCGCGGCGACGGCGGCATCGATCTGCGCTGCGAGGGAGGTGCGGTCCAGGGGCGCCGTGAGGCGGGCGTGGATCTCCGCTTCCTCCTCCGGCGTCGCGTCGCGTTCGACCTGAGCTTTCAGCTCGTTATCCCAGTAGAGAACCTTGCTCATCTCGATCCCTTACGAATTGTTGTATCCGTAGATGCGGACCTTGCCCTGCGCGGCGAAGTTGGCCCCAGACTGCCAGAACAGACGCAGCCCCGTCACCACGCTCGCTGCGGTGTAGTTGGACGCGAAGGGGCCTGACGAGTATGTCGGCGTCGCATCCGTCTGGCAGTTGGCACGCCCCACCACAGACTTGATGGTCGCTGCGTCGTTGACGTTCATGATGTTTGCCCAGAAGTTGACCCCCTTGCCTGTGTTCAAGACACCGGAAACAGAGATATTCATGAAAGCGACCGGCGAGCTCCCAGAGTTGTAGTTGGGAGCTGTGTCTGTTACACCCCCCACCGCGAGCCGCATGAAAAGGGTGTCGGCGGCCGAAGGTTTCAGCCCTGTCCCGAGCACGAGGTAGTTGTCGTAAGTCGCGGAGAACACGCTCAAGGCGTCCACATTCGCCACAGCGGTTGGCGTGAGCACCGCCAGCGGGGTGCTGAGACCAGCAGCACCGACGTCCCCCTTGTCTCCATTGCGCGTGAACTTGAGCACCAGCGACTCGCCGTCGACGAACGGGCTCGCCGCGCTGCCGGCCACGTGCGACACCGTGAGGTTCTTGTATCCGGCCGGAGACGCGACAGCGGTCGTCGTGAACAGGAGCCACTTCGAGGCGTCGGTCACGCTCTGAAGCAGGATAAACCCTTTGATGACACTCGACGAATCGTCGAAGGTGTCGATGACGCCAGACCAAGCGATGCCGTCGGCGCCGAGCGAATCCAGCCTCATCACGACGGCCAGATTTTGCGTCGCGTTGCCCAGGCGAAGCTTGCCAGCGCCCGGATCAGCGTCCGCGGTTGTCGTGTCGAACGTATACGGGATGGTCATCGCGCCGCCGGCCGCGAGCGAGTTCATCGCCGCGGCTTGCGCGTTGGCCTCGGCAACGAAGCCGGCGAGCGCCCCCAGCAGCGCGTCGGCTTTGCTGGAGAACGCGGCGGCGTTGTCGGTGGCCCGGTTGGGCGTGGCGGGCAGTGCGGTGATGGCCATTTAAGTCATTCCTTCGATTGTCAGGTTGCAGTCCGAGAACGTTGCGTACGGAATCGTGATGCTGAAGTCCTTGTAGAAACCGAAGATCGTGGTGATCGCCAGCGGCTCGTAGGCCACCCACAGGCACGGAGTGGCGCGCAGCGACGTCAGTCGGCGCTTCAGCGCATCGACCTCCGAATTGGGTACGGGCATGGCGAAGGTGAGCCGGTCGGCAAAGGCGCGCTGGTCCAGCACCGTGTCGCCCCACTGGTTGGTGTCCTTGCGGCTGTAGTCCTGGATGCCCGCTTCGGCACCGTAGTAGATGCCATCCCCCACCGTGAGCTGGTAGCCCATCATCAGCACGCCGCACCCGGCATTGCCGCTGTTGGCCGTCACGTCCACCTGCACGGAGGCGCTCGCATACGGCGGCACGTCCAGCGCGATCACCTGGTCCTTGTTCGACGTCGTGGCGAAGAAGTAGTCGAACCAGCTCGGCGCGGGAATCTCGCCCCTGAGGCTCGTGGTCTTGTCGTAGACCAAGCCCGCGGTCGGGTCGGTCATGCGGATGCGCACCGTGTCGGCCAGCAGGTTCAGCAGGGCCACGGCATTGATCGCCTGGCCGGGCGCGACGGTGTAACTCATGCTGCCGGCCTTGGTCGTCTGGGTGCTGCGGCTGGTGTCGAACAGCTTCCAGCGGTTGGTCGGACTGACTTCGATCCACCAGGCAGCATTGGCGACGAGCGTCGGGTCCTTGCCGAGGTTGTTCGCCTGCAGGCTTTCGTAGACCTTGTGCGTGGCCACGACGATCACGCGCGCAGCCAGCGCATAGGTGGTACCGGCAGCCCACGCAGCGTAGTCGGCCTCGGGCACGTCGGTGGCCGACAGCATGGCGTCCGTGATAGTCAGTGGCTTGACGATGGCCAGGCTCATACCGTCCTCGTCTGCGGCATGCCGTCGAACTCCCAGCGCTCCAGCAGTTTGACCATGCGCTGATTGATCGTCACCTGGGCCCGCGCCTGTGCACGCGCTTCCGCCGTCTGCTGCTCCAGCACCTGCGCCATTCGTTGAAAGTCAAGCCCGTCGCGCCGATTCACGTCGGCGGGAACGATGCGCTCGCCGCGGTGGATGCGTGCGTTCATGTCGCCGGGAACGAAGTCGGTGCCGACGTCGAACGAGGGCAGGCCCATCGCCGCCGCCTCGCGGTTGGAGTACCCGGCCGGCAGGCGCATCAGCGCGTCCAGGCTGTTGGCAGAGATGCCTTGCTCGATCGCCTTCGCGTAGATCGAGGCGCGGTCCCCGGCCGCTGCTTGCGCGTTCACCCAGGCACGCGCGGTGTCGGCGGTGTACTGGTCACCCGTGATGCCGCTGATGGTCAGGCCCGCTGCGTTCTGCAGGCCGATCGCGCCGCCAGTGGACTGCCACACCTTGCCCATCGGACTGTCGACCCACTGTTCGGTGGCGGCCACCTTCTTGCCTGCCGTGGCGGCTTCGCGGGCCAGTGCCAGCGCCAGGCGGTCGATCGCGTCGCGCACGCTGATCACGCTGGTGTCGATGCCGCGCAGCGCGTCGATCTGCTGGCGCGCAAATTGCAGCGTTTCGTCCAGCTGCTTGATCTGCTCCTTGGCGGCCTGCAGCTGCCGCTCGGCCACGGGGATGGCCTTGCCGGCAACGCCCTGCAGCTGCGACAGCTGGCCGGCCAGCACCAGCTGGTCGCGCTTCTGTTCGAACGCCGACGCGTAGTTGGCCGCGCCCATGCCGCCGCGCGCTGCGCCGATCGCGCCGGCCAGGTCGGCCTGGTCCGGCAGGTAGCCGGTGGCCAGGGCGGTAGACAGCGCCTGGTCGATGAACTGGCGGCCCGCAGCGGCGGCCATCTGGGCGGCCGCTTCGCCGTAGAGGCTGCCGATTTCGCTGCGCAGCATGTCGAAGATGCTGCGCAGCGCGCCCAGTTCTTCCTGCGCGACGCTGGCGGCAAGCTCGGCGCGCTCGCGCTCGGCGGCCGTGGCGCGCTCCAGCGCGGCGTAGGCGGCGTCCGTGGCACTGATCCATCCGTCGCGGGTGGACTGGATCGCGGCCGCTGCCTTTTCGGCCTCGGGGTGCAGCTCGGCGAAGGCGCGGGCGACGTCCAGGATCGCCTCCTGCGCGCCGGTGTTGCCGAGCGCCTCCATGCGCAGGTACAGCTGGCGCAGGTCCTCGCGCGTGGCGCCCAGGATCTGCTCGGGGCTGAAGTCCATGCCCGCTTGCGACAGCCGCTGCTGAATCTCGCGTGCCCGGAAGGCGCGCAGCTGCTCCGCGTTGAGGTAGTCGGCCACGACGTTGGAGAGCTTGCTGCGGATGCCGTCCAGGCGCTCGGCGGCCTTCTCGGCGGCGGCGGCGAGATCCTCCTGCGCGTAGATCTGATCGAGCAGCGCCCGGTTGCTTTCGTCGACCGCAGCCCGTTCTTGCTCGCGGGTGCGGGCGAGCTTCTCGGTCTGGCTGGCCGTGAGCTGGAACAGGCGCTCTTCGAGCTGCGCGCGCTGCTGCCTGGCTGCCGTGGCGCGGGCGGCTTCCTCGTTGACCTGCGCCAGGGCCTGGGTCAGCTCGTCGGCCGAGCGCTGCCCGACGTCGCCCAGCTGCTGCAGGATCTCGCCCACCTTGCCCGTCAGGTTGGCCTGCCGCAGCCCGCGCAGGATCGCCTCGGTGCTCATGGCGCCGATCGCCGCCGTCAATTCCTCCTGCGAGCGGCCCACGTCCCGATTGAGGTCGGTGAACTGCACCGCGCCGCCGCGGCTGGCGGTCACATCCAGGAAGGTCGGGCTGTCGCCCTTCGGATCGGCGCTGTAACCCAGGCCGAACGAGAGATCGCCTTGGCGGCCGAACGCCTGCAGGATGCCGCTGTACTGCGCCTGGATGGCCTGCGCGGCGGTGCGCGCTGCGCTGTCGGATTCGGTCGTGTGGTTGCCCGCACCGATGCCGGAATTCAGCAGCCCGAAACTGCCGTCGACCTTTGGACCGCCCCCCTTCTTGCCGAACAACGAGTAGATCGCGGCGGCGCCCAGCGCGATCGGCCCGAGGGCGCCGAGCGCCATGCCCGCGCCTGACAAGGCGCCCGCGGTGGTGCCCGAGGTAAGCAACGAACCGGCGGCACCCAAGGATCCGGAAAGACTCGTGGCACCCGTCAGCCAACCGGCGCCGGCCGCCAATGAGCCGCCAATACCACCGGCACCGAACACCGAACCCAGCGCGGAGCCGGTAGCAGAGCCGAGGATGCCGTTGGCTCCGCCAGCGCCCGCAGAGGAAGCACCCGTCAGCGCACTCGCCACCGCGCCGGAGATCGGCTGCACGGCGGCCAGGATCGTGGGCTTGAGCACCAGGTTCTCGAAGATCGCCTGGGCCTTGCTGGCAGCGTCGCGCGTGCGACCTGTCAGCACGTCGTACAGGGTCTCGCCGACCTCGCGGTTGGTCGAGCTCCACCTGTCGATCCAGATCCGGGTGGCTACTTGCGCGCGGGCCTCGGCCGCACCGCGCTCTGCCTTGTCGACCAGCTCCTGCTGCTGCGCGGCCGTCAGGTTGCCTCCTTTGGCCGCGTTGCTGATCTTCTCCTTTTCCTTCAGCAGAGCGATGTCGATCTTGCGCAGCTCGATCAGCTTGCGCTGTTCGTCGGCGCTGCGGCCCATCAGGCCGATCTCGAAGTCGACCGCCTTGCCCTCCAGCGCGATGGCGTCGACGTACTGCTGCACCATCTGGGTGGCGGCGTTGTAGCGGTCCGCTGCAGCTTTCTCTGCCTGCGCCCACTCGTCCTTCCACTGGGCCACCTCGGCCGCCACTGCCTCGCGCGCCTTCTTGGCACGCTGGGCCTGCGTCGTTTCCACGTCCGAGATCGCCTTCTGCCTGCGGCCAGCGATCTTCTCCTCCAGGACTACGGCCTCGCCCTCCAGCTCCGCGACCTCGCGCTGGCTGTTGGCCTTCTGCCTGGCGATCGCGATCTTGGACTGCACCAGCTGGCGATCGCGCTCGAGCTGCTGCACCTCCAAGGCGGCGGTGCGCTCGATGAACTCCACCTCGCTGGACAGGCCCTGCCGGTACGCCGCGGCGACCTGCTCGACGCCGCTGCGAATGATCTCCGCCTGCTGGTCGTTGAACTTCTGCAGCCGAGCCAGGCGCGCCCCCAAGGCATCCTGCTCCTTGGGATCGACCATCTTCTCCCGAGCGGCAGCCACGGCAGCGTCGATCTCTGCCTGCGGCCGGCGCGCGAGGGCACCGTCAGCCTCGATTTGTGCGATTCGATTCTTCCGCTGCTCACGAACGCTCAGCGATTGATTGAGCGCATCGCTGAAGCGCTTCTCCGCTTCAGTTTGCTTCGCCTGTTCTGCAGCCGCGAACGCAGCTTTCGCTTCCTCCGCGACCAGGGCCTGGGTCGCGGGCACCAGCGCCTTTACCGCGGCGAGTCGCTGATCGAGATCGCCGGTGGCCAGCCCGCGGGCCTTGCGGCTGTCGATCTGCGCTTGCAGCCTGGTGACAGTCGCCGCGGCCTGGTCGGACTGCTGCTGCGCCGACAGCGGCCGCCCGATGTCCAGCAGCGCGTCGGCTACGCCGGAGACGGCGCTCTTGATGCCCCGCCACAGCCGCTCCAGGCCGCCAAGGTTGCGCGACATCTCCGGCATGCGCTGCTGCAGTGCGTCGGCCAGCGAGGTCTGGGCCAGTTCCACGGCCTGCGTGTGTTCACCCGCGTCCTTCAGGGCTTTGATCTGGCGCAGCGTCGCGGCGGTGAGGTGGTTGTACGTCTGCGTGAGCTTCACGCTCGCGTCCACCGGCGACTCGGCCAGCGCAGCGAACTCCTTGGCCGTGTCGGCCACCGGCTTGCCCACCAGCCGGTCCAGTTGCTGGGCGATGCCAGCGAAGCGCTGCAGGTGCTCGGCTCCGACGCGCCCAGTCTGTGCGAACTGTCCGATCGCGTCCAGCGCCGCGCTCTTGGTGCCGCCGATCTTGGCCAACTCGGCCGCCATCTGGCGGTACTGGCTCACCGTGCCGCCGGCGGCGTTGCCCGAGAGCGTCACCTGGCGTTCGAACTTCGCGACCTCCTCAGCCCCCGAAAACGCCGCGTACGCCAGCGCGCCGACGACCACGGCCGCCACGCTCACCGGCGTGATCATGGCGCCCACGTAGGCGCCCAGCGCGCGGGCCGCCGGTCCCACCCCGCCGAAGACGTCCTTGAGCTGGCCGCCCTGCTGGATCAGGATCTGCAGCGGCGACTGCCCGGCAGCGATCTGCGTGACCATGTCGGTGAACTGCGGACCGACCATGCGCATCATCCGCCCCGAGCTGGCCGCGCTGGCGCCGAGGCGGTCGACGCCGCGTGCCGCCTCCGCGAGCTGCGGCGCCACCGCCTTGGCAGCGCTCAGCACGCCGGCATTGGCCTCGACGCCGCTGGCCTTGTAGGCTTTCCATTGCTCGGCGATCTGTCGGATCGCCTTGGTGTGCGCGTCAGCGTGCGACAGGCCCTCGGCCGAGAACTGCCGCATGGCCGGACCCATGTTCGCTTTCACGAACTCGGTCCAGGTCATCGCGCCCTGCTTGGCCTGCCCGATCCCGGCGGCCACCTGCTCCAGGCCCGTCGCAGCTTCCCGCGACGACTGGTGAATCTGCGCCGCCGCTGCCTGCGCGGCGCGCCCCGTGTCGGCCACGGACTGGCTCAGGGCCTGGGTGGCCTTGGCGTTGGCGGCCATGTCCACCACGAACGCCTGGCCGTCCGAGGTGACCTTGATGGCAACGGTGCGTTCAGTCACGTTCCAGATGTCTGTTGCGCAGCGGCTTGGCTTCAGCCACCAGCGTGTTCAACTGCCGGAACAGGCGCGGGCTGGGCGAGATACCGAGCCACTTCTCGGCCACGTTCGCCGCGCGCGCGAAGTCCAGTCCCTGCCAGTACATGCCGCCGAAGCCGGCGATCGCGATCCACTGCGTGTCGCACGCCACCAGCAGGTGCACAGCATCCAAGTGTTCCGGCCATACCTCGTACTCCTCCTGCCGCTCGCTCCTGGCCTCCTGCACCGCCGTGGGCGGAATCAGCCGGTCGATGTCGATGCCCAGGCTCGCGCACTGGGCCTGCACCTCGGGGTCGTCTCGATCCTCGGCGGCGCTGGTGCTCGTCACTCCGTAGAAGTGGCGGGCAGCGCCCCGGAGTTTTTTTCCGGGGCCTTCAGGAAGTTGTCGAGGAACGTGCGCACGATCGCGCCGCGCACGCCCAGCACCCGATTGGCTCGCGCCAGGTTGTCGGGCGTGTAGGGCAGCGGCCGATCGTCGTCGCCCAGCACGTCGTCCCAGTCGATGACGAACCGTTCGATCACCTCGCGGTCGGTCAGCTCCTTGGCCGCCGTCGCGGTCGGGTCGGCCGGCGCGGCCGGCGGCTCGGCCGGCAGCAGGGTGGCGCGCGCCTTGTCGAAGACGCGCTGGATCAGATCCTCGACCTCGTCCTGGTCGGGCCGGCGAAACTTCACCTTGAAGCCGATTTTGACGGTGGTGCCGAGATCTCCGATCAGCTCGTGTTCCACGAGCTGCCAGAAGTGCGGCACGACGGCGATGCGAAACGTCATGGTCGTTCCTGTGGGTGCGAAGTGCCGCCTTAGCGGATGATCCAGGTGTACTCGTCGTTGCCGGCCGACGACGGCACGAAGGCGGTCTGCACCGTGATCATCTGCACGCCGTCCTGGTTGCCGTACGAGGGTTTGCTGATCTCGCAGCGGCCGTTCGAGTTGAACTCGACGATGTTGCCGGCGACGATGCCGTGCACGACCGACAGCGAGCCCTGCGTGGTTGCCCTGGCCAGGCCGATCCAGTCCTTGGTGGCCACCGCCGTGTTCTCGAAGGTGATCGAGCCCGTGGAGGCGCGGTCGACGATCAACACCGAGTCGACGCCGGTGATATCGCGCTTGACGAGTTGGATGCCGCCGTCCCAGGCGAAGGCGCTGGTGTTGACCACCGCGCCGTGCAGGGTGACGATGGTGTTCGCCTTGTTCACGGCCACCGGCTTGGTGAAGCCGGTGTAGGTGACGGCCGGGAGCACGGCGTCGGCGACAGGCACGAACGGGGCCATGAAGTCGAACTCGTAGGCCGGGTAGCCCTTGGCGTCCAGGCCGAGCTTGACCGTGCCCTGGGCGTCCACCATCTTGTGGAGCACGCCGTCGATGTTGCCGTAGATCGTGCCGTACTCCAGAGCGTCGGTGATCGGCGCATAGGTCACACTGACGCCAGCGGCAACTGTCGCGCTGTGCGCGCACATGCGCAGCAGCGGGTCGTACTTCGGCGCCGTGCCGGCGGCGCCGGCGCCCGCGCACTCCACCTTGAAACGGACGCGCCCGTAGGCGGTGGCCATGACGTTGCCGTCGTGGCCGAAGTACGGCTTGATCAGGCCGCGCTGGACCAGATCGCCGTCCAGCGGGGTGAGCTCGACGTCCTTGACCAGAATCGCGTTGGCCGCGCCGGTGGGCACCGGGTCGACGCCGAGGCCGGCCTGGATCTTCGCCAGGATGGCCATCTTCTTCATCAGCTTGGGCATGGTGGGCTCCTTCGGTCAGCCTGGTGGGGTTACTTCGTGGCCGGCAGCGGCTGGCCGTCCTCGTCGATCGGCGTGCGCTTGCCGTCGACCAAGGCGTAACGGCCGCCGCGGCCGTGATGCTCATCGCGCGGGATGGCCGGCGCCACGTCGGGGTCGCTCAGGGCGGGTTGGGGCTTGGCCGCCGCCGCAGCGGTCCGCGACGTCCCCGGTGCCGGAGCCTCCTGGCCCGTGGTAGCAGCAGTGGACGCGACGCCAGCGCCTTCCTCGGAGACAGCTTTGTTGCGCAGGTTCATAGGTAGCTCCAGGTTCTCAGTTGCAGGACGGCGCTGTGACACAACACGCCGCAGAAGGTCACGGGACCGGCATCGACGACTTGCACACCGTCGGTGCCGTCGCCGTCGTCGTGCGGGTTCTGTGCGCACACGCCGCCCAGGGTCGGGTCGGCGCGCACGGCATCGCGCAAGGCCTCGATCAGCGCGTCGAACACCAGCTCGCTGCCAGCCTCGTCGTTAAAGGCCATGTAGCCGCGGCACTGCCAGGTGTGGGCGGCCAGGCTGGTGGCGATGGTCACGGTCCTCTCGTCGGTTGCCGCCCGCCGCCACCACCAGCCGCGCACCTGGCGCGGCGCAGGCGCTGCGGGCGTGAACAGGTACAGCTCGCGGAACTTCTCTTCCGTGCGCAGGTAGCGCTCCCGGTCGTGCACGATGCCGACGTCGGGCACTGCCCGATGTAGGGCGACGATGGCCGCGCGGATCTGGGCCAGCGTGCTCATGCCGGCGCTCCGGGCAGCTGCTGCGCGATGCGCTCGGCCGCCGCCTCGAACATGCGCACGACCTGCGTTTCGTTCTCGTCCAGCGTTCGGCGGAACGGCCGCTGCGCCTTGGTGCCGCGCGCCCTGATCTTGAGTGCGATCGCAAACGCGACCGACTTCGCGCGCTGTTCGTCCAGGCCCAGCACCGCACGCACCCAGGGCTGCAGCGCCGCCGGCGGTGGCATGTGCGGCCGCGTGCCTTCTTCGACGAACAGCGCCGCCGGCTGGCTGCTGCCGACCACGCCCAGCACGCCGGCCGGGGTGCTCATGACGTCGCTCGTCACGCTCTGACGGGTCAAGCCGGTGGCGCCGGTCGGGATCTTCTCCTTGACCTCGCGTTCCAGCAGCATGGTCGCCTCGGTTGCTGCCGCCATCAGCTCGCGCCTGGTCATCTCCGGCGCACGCTGGAGCCCGTCCTGCAAGATGTTCAGCGCGCCGGCTGAAATGCTCATCACAGCAGGCTCCCGCGCGTGAGGCTGTTGCGGGTACGCCCCGACCAGGCGCCGGCGCTGGCCGCCGGCTCGCCGGCCGCGGCCGCCGCGCTGCGCGCTTCCGAGCGCGGATCGGCCTTGCCGATGCCGGCGTAGTAGGCTGCCCGGTACTCCTTGGCGCGGGCGGAGAAGTTCCTCGCGCGGCTCTCCGTGTTGCTGTGGTCGGAGTTCGTCGGCGTCTCGCGCTCGCCGCTGTACAGCGCGGCGAGCTGGCCGCACAGCAGGCTGGCCGCATAGCTGGACAGCGCCTCGCGATGCACGGCCGGGATCGTGTCGGTGGCCGGGGGGGGCCCATCGGTCAGCAGGTGCTCGGCCGCGAAGGTCACCCGCACCACCGCGCCGGCCGGCAGGGCGTCCTCAACGACCAGCAGGCGCTGCGTGGGGGTCAGGTACACCTCCAGCGGGATCAGCGCGGCGGGCTGCTCGCCCACCGGGTACTCTGCCTGTCGGATGTAACTCACGTCGGTCCAGCCTGCCGGCAACGGGCCGAAGTAGCCAGCCTCGGCCCAGGCCACATCCACCAGCAGCTCACGCTCGCAATCCTGGCTGTAGCGCAGGCGCGCCGCCTCGATCGCCGCGTCGCGATCGGTCGCGGCGATGGTTTCCACCCCGCCGGGGGCGCGGACCATCTTGTCGACGAGGGTTCTGTAGTCGGCCAGGGACATGAGTGTTGTAACGGGGTTTCAGAAAGCACTAGGTGCGGTGCCTTCTGAAACCCGCCCCTCGCGGGGCGGGAGTAGCTGAATGGCGCCGGCGGCAGTCTCGGGACCCGCCAATGGCACCGGGGGGGTACCCCACTCGCGCAGGAGCGTCGGTTACACGACCACCGCCTTGGTGGCGCCCTTCTCGCCGTCGACCAGGACGGCGCCGCCGTAGATGTGGCGGATCTTGTAGGTCACCTTGTCGTTGCTGAACATCGAGCCCACGTTGGGCATGTCCTGCACGAACAGCTCGGGGTCTTCCTTGCCGTCCAGGAAGCCGATCTCGATCACCGGCAGCACGTTCTGGTCGCACACGGTGACCCAGTCGTTGGCGTCGGTCCAGTAGGCGACCGGGATCACTTCCGGATTGATGGTCTGTACGAACGTCTTGTCCAGGTTCTGGCCGCGCACGAACAGGTTGTAGGCCGTCTCCTGCAGCTCGAACGGCACCAGCACCGAGCGCGGGCCCACGCCCAGGCGTTTGCCGCTGCCCGCGCGCACCTGCTTGACCATCGCCAGGCGGTGGGTGGCGAACTCGGCGGCCGACAGCGCAGCGGCGAACAGGTTGTTGTGGCCCGCGGCGAACAGCGCGACACCGTCGTGGATCAGCGGGTTGGTGCGGTAGAAGTCGAAGACGAACTCGTACAGCGTGTTCTTCGCCGCCAGGGCCAGCTCCAGCGGGATGCGGCGCAGCGCCTGGACGTCGTCGTTCTTGATCGTCTCCAGCGTCACGTCCTCGGTGCCGCCGCGCTTGGTCGCGGCATACGTGGCCTTGGCGTCGCCGGGGGAGGCGAGCGCCGCGTAGGCCGCACCCTGGGCCACCGCCGGCAGGTTGCCATAGCCGCCGATGCGCGTGCGCTCCTGCGTGCGGAAGTCGTTCACCGGACCCCAGATGGCCACCTTCTTCCAGGCGTCCAGGTCCGTCAGACCGGTGAAGATCGCCTGCATGCGCCGCGTCAGCGTGTTGCCCAGGGCATTGGCGAAGGTCGTGCTGTCGATCGACTCGGCGAAGTGGCCGAGCGATTCGCGCAGGCGGCTCTGGTCGCAGTTGGCGAACTGGCCGGTGACCAGGCGGTCGCCGGTGATCTCGATGTACGCCTCCTTGAACGAGCGCACGTCGCGATGGTTCGCATGCGCCGGGTCGAAGAACGCATCCAGCATGTCCTTGATCTGCACGCTGCGGTCGCCCACCTGGATCGAGCCGGCGCCGAACACCGGCACGCGCACCGCGCCGCTTTCGGTGAAGCGCGCCAGGTAGGCGGCCTCGCCCTGGATCGCCTTGTCGATGTCGGCCTCGACGAAGCGTTCCCGGCCGGCGAAGTCCGCCTGCAGGCGATCCTTGGCCGCCTGCGGCAGCTTGCTCGCGGAGATCCGCGCGCTGGCCGCCTGGCGCAACTGCAGCATCTGCAGCTCGCCGCGGGTGACCGGCGTGTTGTCGGCCTGCGCCTCGGTCAGGCGGGCGGAGCCCGGATCGGCCGGCACCAGCGGGCCGCACACGGCCTCGTGCAGCTTGACCAGGTCGTCGTCGCCGATCGTCTCGGCGTTGATGGTGGCGTGCTTGGCCGGATCCTTGGCCTTGATGGCCTCCAGCATGCGTTGCTTCCACAGGGGCATGGTCGTTTCTCCTTGAGTTTCGGCAGCGGCTTCGGTCAGGCGATCCAGGCCGCCGCCAGCGCCCGGCTCGACAATCAGGTCCACGGAGTTCACCTTGATGAACTTCGCCGCCTCGCGCAGGGTCTTGCCCTGCGTCTGGCGCTTCTTGGTGCGGGCTACCGCGTCGATCGACAGGCCCATGAGGCCCTGCATGCCGCGCCTGACGGCTTCGACCATCTTGGTGACGACGGCGTCGGCGGGGTCGATCGGGCGGAAGGTGCCCTGCAGCGTCCCCGTGTCGGCCGCCTTGCCCTCGACGAACTTCACGTCGTAGATGCCGCCGATCAGGTTGCGCACGTCCTTGCCTTCGCCCTTGATGTGCTGCGTGTCGCTCTTGGCGAATACCCGCACACCTTCGAAGAGCGGCACGGCCTCGCGCAGCGCCGCGTCCGGGTAGAAGTTGCCGTTGCCGCTGGCGCCGGCGCGGATCAGCGTGACCAGGATCGAGCCGTCCGCGGCTTCGACGAACACCTGGTCGCCGGGCTGCGCCTGGCGCATGGCCTCGGTCACCTTCGAAACCTTCTCGGCGGGCTGCCCCACCGGCACGAACTGGCCGACCACCTGCACCGCCTGGCCGAGGACCATCGTCTCGACGCCGTTGACGGCCTGCACGGTGTAGCCGTACTGCCAGTGCTTGCCGTCGAGCTCGATGACGATGCGGTCGGCGTACATCGCCTCGATCGAGACGTAGCGGCGCTCGCCCGGCATCTTGCCGGCGTTGACGACCTGGTCGACGGCGCCGCGCGCCATGTCGATCAGGGCGCGGAAATCACGCTCCGGGGCGGCCTGGGCCTCGCGCATGTGGGCGTTGACCGCGTCCCGCCCCTGCAGGCCGCCGGCGGCGGCAAGGGCTGCGATCAGGAGTGCGAGCTTCATGGCCCGATCAGCCCTCGTCCTTGGAGCTGAACTTCTGGCCGTCCTTGGTCACGACGACCACGTGCGTGCCGTAATCCTTGAACGCCAGCACTTCGGCCGCCGTGATCGGGACTTGCTTCTGCACGTCCTTGAAGACGTCGGCGCCCTGGCCGTCCTTGCCGGCCTTGACGCGCTCGGTGATCGTGCGGCTCACGCGCTTGGCGGCCTCGGCCGCGGTGAGTTCCTTCGTCGCGCCGGCGCCGGCGGCGGGCGGGGTCTGCGTGCTCTGGGTCATCGTTCGCTCCTGGTTGATCGATCAACTGCAGGAGAGAACTGTGCGGCTGGGGCCGCAAAGAAATAAGGCCGACGCGTGTCGGCCTCAGGCGTGTTCGGATTCGGCTATGAGGCTAGCACAATCCGTTTGTGCTGCGGCGCAGCAACTGTTTTGGTTGATTATTTGAACCGATTTGGTATAAATGAGGTTGAGCAGCCCGAGAGTTGCATCGCCCTTGTGACTTTTAACCCAGGAGAACCGCATGGCACTGACTGATTTCGGCAAGGCGGTACGAAGTGCACGCGTCGAAACAGAAACCACGCTGCAGATGATGGCCGACGAACTCGGAACTACGCCAGCTTTTTTGAGCGCCCTCGAAACCGGACGAAAGAAGATCCCGGACGGTTGGGTCGCGCGCATCGACAACTTTTTCGTCGCGCGCGGTATGTGTATGAAGAACCTGCGCCAGCTCGCAGACGTGTCAAACAAGGAGGTGACGGTGGAAGGACTCAGTCCCGCGCAGCAGATGCTCGTGGCTGGATTCGCCCGCACCAGCCTTGATACCGACCAGTTGAAGAGCTTCGAAGCGCTCCTGCGAAAAGCTATGAAAGGTTGAACATATGAGTGGCCTCCACACAGGCTTCCGCGTTGCGCCTCAGTCGACCGTCTCGATCCGTCGCATGGCGTGGAATGCAAGACAGGCATTCGCCATAGGCGACGGCCGAATCGATCTGGAGCAATTCCTCGAGCGCATGATCGACTACGGGATCATCGTCGACGTCTTCGACAGCTCGGACGCGCCTGTGGGCCACGGGGTTGAAGCCTGTTGGGTGCCAGAGAGCCGCACGCTCTATATCCGCGACACGGTGTACGCGAACGCCTGCCGCGGCGGCACCCGTGCGGTGTTCACGATCTGCCATGAAACCGGGCACATCATCCTGGCCCACAAGCGGACCATCAATCGCGAGAGCCCAGGCCGACAGATACCGGTCTACGAGAACTCTGAGTGGCAGGCCGATACGTTCGGCGCGGAGTTCGCGATGCCGCTGCCCATCATCAATCGATTGCGTCTCGAGACGCCTGGAGCAATAGCCAGGCACTTCGGCGTTTCACAGCAGGCCGCTGAAGTGAGGATCGAGAAACTGGTGCGGGAGGCGACCGCGCAAAAAAAATAAGGCGGCGGGAAGTTCCAGTTCCCGCCGCCTTGATACCGAGTACGGGTGAGGTATCGGCTGCCTTGGTCAGGCGAAAGCGAGTTTACTCGCATCCGCTCATCGGCAGCTAGGGGAACCCCTTGCAACGCAACTTGACGGAGGTTTCCATGAAGGATTCCACCAACAAGGCAGCTCAGACCGGTGGGCGGTGGGTTTACTGCCGCTACATCGTGCGGAACGGGCGCGTGATCTATCCCAAGAAGGCGCGCTTCTTCCGGTTCTGGGTGAGCCGCGACAAGTAGGTCCGCAACAACCGCGGAGATGGCGCCCAGCGTGAGCTGGTGAGTTGGCATTCGGCCAGCGGGGGAGGTCGCCTCGTGCGACCTCCTGTCTTAACTACCCACCTCATTCGGAAAACGGCATCGTGAGCAACATTCTCATCGGCTACGACCTGAACATGACCGGCCAGCGGTACGAGGCGCTGATCGGCCTCATCAAGAAGACATTTCCCAACTACTGGCACTGCCTCGATTCGACTTGGATCGTCCAGACTGGCATGACGCCGGTGCAGGTACGGGACTGGTTGAAGACGCAGATCGACGCAAACGACGAACTGTTCGTCGTGGACATCACGGGCAAGGCCGCCGCTTGGGCGGGCTTCAAAGGCGAGTGCAACGACTGGCTGTCGAAGAACCTGTAGCTGCAGCGGTGTAGAGCGCACGCGTGATGCGCCTGGATCCCCCCGCTCGCCGACGCCGATCCCAGATTCGCGGCACTCAAGAGGCGTGGGAATGGGCTCGGCCGCCAGCCTCTGTAACTCGGGGGGATTTCTTCCGGACCAGCGACGGCCGGATGTTGGGAGGCAACCTCAGCCTCAACAATGCCCCGCGCTCGCGCGTTAAAGCATAGTTAAAGGGGGTCGGCGAAAATCCTGGCGGGGTGGTAGCTAGAAGCGCATCGCGCGCGCCAGCGGCCCGGAAATTTCGCCCACTTTAACTTTGCCGCATCCCGGCCCGTTTCGCGGCCTGGTCCAGCGCCGCTTTCCGGCCATCGAGCTGCAGCTCGCGATCGCTGAACGGCCTCGCCCCCGGCGTCGTCACCTCCCAGGTGGCGCGATAGGGTAGCGCCAGGCACCCGCAGTTGATCACCTCGCCCACGGGCGCCTTGGGATCGTGCGGGTGCATCAGCCTCACCGGCCCCTCGTGACCCGGCAGCACGAACGGCTGGTCGACGTCCTGGATCTGGCCGTCGGCCGCGTCGTGGTTCCACCGGCTGTGGATCTTGCCGCTGCGCCGCCATTGCTTCTTCAAGCCCGGCACCAGCTGCGCGGCCTGCTCCAGGCGCCGGAAGCTGGCGATCGCGAAGGCGCGGCCCACCTCGGTGCGCACGATGGTGGTCGCCCGCTGGGCGCTCTCGGTGCCTAGGATCTGCTGCACCTGCTGGATCGCCTTGAACGGCGTCGTCGATCCGATGGTGACCAGGCTCAGCTGGTTCCCGATCTTGCGGGTGGCCTCGCGCCCCACATCCTTCAGCCGCAGCACGGCGAACTGCCGCAGCTGTGCCAGCACGCCCGTGTCCAGCATGGGCAGCTGCAGCTCCACGTTGGTCCCGGCGGCCGACAACGGCTTGTCGACGAAATCCTCTCCCTGCTGCCAGGCCTGCCGCAGGCCGGCGTCGACCGCCGCGCCGGCCTGGCCGGCGGCACCCTCCAGGATCGCCTGCAGCTGCTGCAGCAGCTGCGTCAGATGCCAGCGCTCCCAGTCGGCCGGTTGCGCCGCCAGCGTCCGCAGGATCTGCTCGCGGGCGTCCTTCAGGAGGCCGATCACCTTCTGGTCGGTCGCCAGGATGGTGCCGGCACGCTCATGCAGTCGCTGGCGCAGCGCCGCTTCAAACGCTTGCCGTGGCGTCATCGCGTGCCGGTGCGGCCTTGCCGTCCTTGAGCGCCTGGCGCAGATCCTCGGGCAGGTTGAAGCTGTCCTGCGCCGCCTTCTCCTTCTGGCGCCGCGCGCCTTCGGCACGGGCTTTCTCCAGCTCCGCGGCCGCGTCGATCTCCTGGCCGAAGCGGCTGGCGATATCCGCGATCAGCTGCAGGCCGCGCTCCTGGGTGAGCAGGTTGTTGTCGATCAGCAGGATCACGGCCGTGGCCACCTGGCTCATGGCCGCGGCGAACTTGGTCAGATCCTTGCTCACCAGTTCGGGGAAGACGGCCGTCACCTTCCACTTCTCGTCGCTCCAGTCGGGCTTGCCAGCGTCGACGGCCTTCCACAGCACGAAGCGGCCGATCTCCTCGAGCATCAGCTTGAGCATGCTCTGGCGGGCGGTGTACACCTTGAACGTGGGCTCACCCATCTCGCTGGCGGCCGCCCGGTTCACGTCGCCGCCGCCACCGAACCAGTGTTCCGGCACTGTGGCGCCGCCCAGAACGTGGTTGCGCAGCAGCCGGGCGCTTTCGCTCGTATCGGCGGCCTGCAGCTCCGGGGCCACCGCCTTCAGCTCCACGCTGTCGTTGTGGACGAACTTGCTGTTGGGAGCCGGCGCCTTGAAGTCCTTGTCGAACTGCTTGACCTTGCCGTCGTCGGCACCCGTGAGCTTCACGTCCCACACGAAGCTGCGCAGGTAGGAGATCCGGTCGATCTCGTCGAACAGGAACCCGTCATAGGCGTCCAGCCAGTCCATCTGGCCCAGCAGGTCGCTGCGCCCGCGGCTGCCGTCCGGGAACTTGTTCACCTGGTACAGCAGGCATTCGCCGTCGGTGAAGTCCTCGGCGCGGATCTGCGCCGTGCGCTGCGTGAACAGCTCGGCGTCGTCGCCCAGCACCACGACGCGGTACTTCCAGTACCGGCCCTTGTCGTCGCGTTTCGTCACCACGCCGATCGGCTGCTCCGGGTTGTCCGGGTCCATGACCACACTGCCGATCTGGCGCGGATCCAGGTAGCCCAGGCGCACGAACCCGCTGGCCTCGTTCACGTGGGCGATGTAGCACTGCTCACCGAGCAGGCCCAGGGCGCGCACGCGCGGCGTGAGCTTCAGCGGCCAGTTGTTGATCGGGTCATTCCAAAAGGCGTCCAGCAGCTTCTGGTGCTCCGTATCCTTGCACTGCAGCCGCACGCCCTCGGCCAGCAGGTACGCCAGCGGCAGCTCCGTGAGGCGGTTGGCCAGCAGGTTGCTCTGCCACAGCCACTCGGCCAGCTTCGCCATCCGGTCCTGCGCCATCGGCGTCAAGTCGCGGGCGTTCTGCCTGGTCAGGCCGTCGCCGGTCAGGCGCGTCCAACCAGGCTCGTCCACGCTCTGGCTGCCGGCGGCTTCCACCATCCGCTGCTCGCCGCCCGTCGCGGGAGCGTCAACCACCTGACTGAAACCGATCGCCTGCAGCAGGCGCCCGAACACGCTTTCCTTCTTCATGCGCCTACTCCTCTGAACATGCGGCTGGCCTGCCGCCCATAGCGGGCGCGGGCGCTCGCTTCCTCTTCGCCGCCGCTTTGCGCCGCGGCCGCCAGACCGCCCGTGACGCACAGCATCCACAGCATGCAGACCATGTCGGGCCCGTCGTCGTGGTCGGCCTTCGGGAAGTGCTTGAACTGGTCCACCAGCGTCGTCTGGCTGGAATGCAGCCGGATCAGCCCGTTGTGCATGTGCGGCTGCAGGGCCTCGATCCGCATCAGCTTGTCCAGGATGGGCACCAGCATGCGGATCGGGAGTGGCACGCCGGCCTGGGCGCTGCGTTTGAGCAGCTCGGTGGCCAGGAACTCCTGAAACTGCACGGTCTCCACGCCCCAGACCAGGCAGTTGTACTCGCGCTGCACTTCGATGATGTCGCTGATGATCCGGTCGGGCACGCGCTTGCGGATCTTGGCCTCGACGACGTCGAGCACGCCCGTCTCGCGGTTGAAGCCGCCCACGCCAATCGCGCTGGGGTCCCGGCCGGCGCCGGCCTTGCCCAAGGAGGGGTCGCACGCGCCGTAGAAGATCCAGTCCGCCAGCCGGTTGACCCAGAAGCGAATCGAGTTGACGAAGGGAGCCTCCTCGCCGCTGGTTGGGTCGTTCTGCTGTTCGCTGTCGAACGCGTCGTGCCCCTCGCGCGCACGCTTGACCATCAGCTTGGCCAGTGGCCGCACTGCCGGCCAGCTGACCACCGCGCCGCGGTCCATGTCAGCCTGGTGCTCCTGGTACAGGGCCATCGCCGCCGCCAGGCCAGCCTGGGGCGTGTCCGCGTTGAGCAGCAGTCCCTCGAACTGCTCCCAAAGGTCCATGCGTTCGGGCCACTGGATGACCGCCCGCAGCACCTTGCGGTTCCACAGCGGGTTGCGTAGGAACCGCGCCAGGACGCTGTCGTAGTGCAGCACCGTGCCCACCAGGATCGCGTCCATGCTGTCGTCCGGCGGGCCGAGGTTCAGCACGCCCTTGGTGACGAACTTCTCCAGCTTGTCACGCTGCGCCGGCGTCATGACGTTCTCATCGTTCTCGATGTCGTCCATGACGGCCAGGTCGGGCCGGTGCGGGCCGTGCCGGCGGCCGCGGATCTTCTTGGCGCTGCCGAAGGCCTCCACCTTGCGGCCGTTGGCTGTAACGATCACCCCCGCGCGCCACACCTTGCCCTGGCCGCACGCTTCCGGGAAGTCGCCCTGCAGGCGCGGGTTCGCCTCCAGTTCCGCCTTGATCGCCTCCAGCATCTCGGCGGCCTGCTCGAAGGCGTCCATGACGATGATCGGGTACCACTTGATGCCCTTGATCACGCACCACAGCACGAAGATCAGGCTGATCTTTGTCGACTTCGCTTCGCCCCGAGGCGCGGCGATTGCGTCCCGCTCGCCGTTGGGCGAGTTGACGATCTGCGGCAGCCGCTGGTGCAGGTACTTGTGAAGCTCGCTCGGCTCGGCCTTGCCGTAGTGCGGGAAGTAGGTGCGGTCGAAGTACTCGAAGCCGGTGACGTCGTCGAAGACCCGCCGGCGGCGCTCCGCCACCGCGCCGGGCGAGAGGTCCCAGCCGTCCAGGTCGGCGTCGATCTGCCGGCGCAGGCTCTCGGCAAGGGCCGCCAAGCCGTCGAGGAACTCTTTCTTGTTCTTAGCCATGCGATCGCCCGGCGAAGTACGCTGCACGCGTCTTGCCGAAGTGCACCTCTGCGCATTCGAGGCAGAAGTAACACTCGCAGTACAGGCACTTGAAGAGGAACCGAATTGGAGCGCACAGGCCACAGCCGCAAGTGACCTTCGGCTGCTCGCCCTTGTCCTCGCGATGCTGACGGTCACGCAGGTCGCGCGTTTCGGGCGCAAGAGCCTCCAGATAGTTCATGATCACCCGTACGCCTTCGCCAGTTCCTCGCCGAACGGCTCCAGGATCTCGACGAGGGCGCCCACGTGCTTCGGGTGCTTGGCCTGGGTGAACTGCGCCAGACGCTGCAGCACGTCCAGGCCGATCGACTGGCGGTTGAGGTCAGGGGCGAGGCGCTTGAAGCTGTTCATCGTCTTGTTGAAGCTGTCGCTCATGCTGGCGAGCGTCTCGGCCCGCTGCATCGGCGTGAGCTTCTTGTCCTCGCGCAGCAGCTTCATCGTGGCTTGGTGCTGCAGCAGGTAGTCTTCGAGCAGCTGCTTCGAAAGGTTGGTGAACGTCTCGTCGCCCAGCGCCACGGCTGCGCGCGCGGTGTCCCAGTCGTCGCCCTTGCCGGCGGCGTCCTGCTTCCAGCGGTTGCCGGTGCTCTTGGGCACCTGCAGCTTCTTGCAGGCCGCCTCCATCGACATGCGCTGGTAGACGTACAGCCCACGCAGCTGCGTCCGCTTCTCGGTGCCGTGTGCCATCAGGGCGTGGGGCCTCCGCGGCCCAGCCAATGTTTGATGCCTTCGACGATCAGCGCCGTGCCGATCGCCATTGCGCCGCCGGAGACGGCGCCGACCATCGCGGCCTTCTGCTCGACGACGCGCAACCGCCCGTCCATTCGGTCCAGGCGCTCGTCGACGCGGTCGAACCGCTTGTTCTGCTCGTCCTGGCCTTCCTTGAGGGACTGCACCAGGCCCTTGATCTCGCCGAGCAAGAGCAGCTCTTGCGTCCTCATTTGCTGTTGGGCGTCCACTGCTTGCCTTCCTGGATGTAGTCGATCAGTCGTTGATGCCTCAGGCGGTCTTCGGCGCAGAGGCGGGCGTTGAGGGCCTGGTTGTCCCAGGCTGCGGTGAGGGAGACGCCGGAGTCAGCGGCACAGGCTGCCTCGGAGGTGTCAGCAAGTCCGCAGGCACCCACAGGGGCGTCCTGCCCGGCGAGGGCGGAGTTCCACATCCAGACAGCGCCCAGAGACAGAGCAGGGTCGCCGCCGACGACAGGAGGCGGCTGCGGCTTGCCGGAGCTGCTCCCAGCCGGCGCAGTTGCGACGGCAGCAGTGGCCGGGCGGGCAAGGATGGGGTGCTGGCGCTTGTACGCATTGAATGCTCCCTGGAGTTGGTCGGACCGGATCTGCTGGGCGAGCAACTGCGCCTGCAGCTCACCGCTGGCCTTGTCGGAGCGGCGCAGCTCGGATTCGCGCGCGTCGCCCTCAGCCTTCAGCCGCTTCGCCTCCTTGGCCTGCCAGGCGTTGTCGCGGGCCGCGTCGCCCCAGAAGTAGCCTGCCGCGAGCACCGCCGCGGCGGCGAGGATTGCAGCGAGGGCGCGCGCAGCCATGCTGTCAGGCATCCAGGCTCAGGTACCGCACACGCCGCTGCAGCAGGATCTGGCGCACGTAGCCGCGGTTGATCTCGAAGAAGCTGGAGCCGTAGCCCTGAACGGCCTGGCGCGCCTTCAGCGAGGTGCGCTCCACGTGCCCGAACCATCGGCCCGGATCGCACCCTGCGGTCGCGGCGCACATCACGCGATCGCTGCGCACGCCGCCAAGGCCGCCGTTGTAACCGGCCAGCGTGAAGGCCATGCGGTCGTGGACGGTAGCCGCGTCGTGCACCTGGTTGAAGGCGCCCAGGTCCTTGAGCACCAGCCCGCGCAGCTGCATCTGCGGGTCGTAGCGTTCATCCCAGCGCCAGGAGCCGAGAGCGGCAGGATGCGCTGCGCGCAGCTCCTCGAACACGTTGAAGCGGCTCGTGACCGTGACTTGGCCCAGCCCGAAGCCGTACTCGCGCGGCGTTCGCAGCTCGGCCCGCGGATTCCAGCATTTGGGGTGGGTGAGCGAAGCACAGGTTTCCTGTTCCACCTGGGCGCCGAGCACCGACGGCTGGGGCATGTCAGGCCACCAGGCGCGCTGCTCCGCCTGCAGGAGCGGCAGGTAGGCGAGGGCAGCCGCCGGCGGGGCGGCGGCGCGGGCGTTGGAGGTGGCGAACAGGAACAAGACCGCCGCAGCCAGGATGCAGCGTCCCAGGTACACGGCGCCGGCGCCCAGGTTGGCGCCGACGATCGCCTCGCACGCCGCGGCCTGCGGGTTGATGTTCGGCTGCAGCAGGCGCAGCGAGCAGTCACCCGCGGCGAGCGCCAGCATGCACAGGCCGAAGTTGAAGAGGATCGGCGCAGCTTCCGGTGTCCAGGCACGGCCCAGCGGAATGGAGAGCCACAGCATCAGGGCGCCCAGCAGCGCCAGCAGGAGGATGCGGGGGAGGGCCCGCCCAAGGGAATCGAGGATCGGCATCGAGTGCTCCGCGTATGGATACGCTTCGCATCGTTGCCTGTCGAGCTGGAATGAATAAGGCCGACTGATGTCGGCCTTAGCTCACATGGTATCTAGCCTAGCACACCGTCACCAGAACCAGCAAAGCAGGCGCTGGTGGAGCCACAGTTTTCTGACGTGATCGGGATGGCCCTCGGCGGTCGCTTGCTCGCGTTCGCAAATGAGGGTGAGCCACTTCTGCGCCGGCGGAGCCTTGGCGCAGAGACGGGCAAAGTCCGAGCGCCAACTGGCGGTCTTGCCTGGCGTCAGCTCTCCGGCTGGAACGAGTTCGATCGCGGCGATCAAGTTCGATGCCTGTTCGGCGAGTTCCTTGTGCACCTGCCGCCGATCCGTGTACCCGAATATCAGGGCGAGCAGGCCGAGCGCGGAAACGGCGACGCCCACCGCGGGGGTGTCTTTGACATACTGGCCGAAGAGGGTCGCGCCCAGTGCGATCGTCGCCGTCTTCGTCAGCTTGTCCACGATGTCCCAGAAGCGCTGCTTCTTGCGGTGATAGCGCTGCTGCACCCATGCCTTGTAACGCACGTCGCAGCGCTGACCCCACAACTCGTCGGACACGCAGTCGTCTTCCATGCGCCAGATTGTGGCACCCTCGCTGCGACCGTGCTACTTGGACGGCTTCGGCGGCGGCGGTGGCGGCGGTGAGAAATAGACCGTGTTGTCGTCCAGGGACTTGCCGAGATCCCGACTCTCACGAACGGGCGATTGCCGCACGTCTGTGGACTCCCGCGACGGCCGTGGCGGGGGTGGCGGGGGTGGCGGCGGTGGCGGCGGTGGCGCCGGTGGCTTCTTGTCGTTTGGCATTGTGGTCACCTCCGCCAGGCAGCGTAGCACGACAGTTAAAGCGGCGTCAATTTGGCCGAGGTTTGGCTGGTGTTGTGGCCATGCGCCGCAGTTTGCGGCATTCCCGCGCGTCCACCACCGTCTTGAAGCGGTGATCCTCCACCGACAGCCAGGCCATGTTCGTGTGCTTGTCCTCACCGCCCGCGCACAGCGGAATCGAGTGGTCCACCTGCCAGCCTGGGCAGGCGCCGGCGCGGCGGCCCGTCGCTGGGCATGGATTCTCGGCTCGGAATGCGCGGATCTCGGCCGCGGACCGCTCGATGCGATCGGCGGCATGGGCGGTTGAGAGAGTTAGGACCAGGATCGCCACCTGGACACTGATCGTCCGAGCCATAAGGCGCCAGCCCCAGGAATCGGCCGTCTTGGCCCTACTGTGAGCAGCCCGTGCCCGTGTACGTGATCCAATTCGTGCGATGGACGACAACGAGCTCTCCTCCATGCGCCCGGAGCGGGAACCCGCGTTCTTGGATGCCTGTATAGCCGCCGTATGAGTTCTTCGCATTGAACTCTACGCAAAGCATCCAAGCTTCCTCGAAATTCCAGCCCAGCGTCGTTGCAGTGATCGGCGCCAGCTCGCCGACAACAGCGAAGTCCTTCATGCTGTCGTAGTCCTTGAGTGTCCGCTTGAGCGTCTGGTGGGCGACGGCCACAGCTTGGTCAAGTTGGGGTGGCGGTCCACGCTTTTCCAGGTAGACATTGCGCGGTGCATCAGCACACCCTGTGAGGGAAACTGCCAGTGCGCCTGCTACGGAAATCAATCCACAACATTTCATCGCTACTCCTTTCGCAGACCCTGCGGTCGGGACAACCATGTCGTGACTCCTATCACTTGATTGTCACGCCGGCCCACCGAACCCGGCCGATGATGGCGAAGTCGCGTTCTGTATCCTCCGTTCCGCGCACCTCGAATGGCTCGTAGTCGGGATTGAGACTTCGGATTCTGAAAGACTTTCCTGGTAGTCGCTGCACCTGCTTCACGAGTAACGCGCCGTCGAGGCGGATGACGTGAATGCCGTCGTTAAAGACCTCATGCGCCGACCGCAGGTCGACCAGGACCGTGTCGCGTGAGTGCAAAAGCGGCTCCATCGAGCTGCCGATAACCGTGATCAGTGCGATCGCATCATGGCCGATGCCGAGTTCTCCAGCGATGTAACTCTGATCGAACGGGCGCATCTTGGTGACCGACTCGACCTGGTCGAAGAGGTTGCCGGGCCCGGCGGATGCCTGCACATCGAAATGAGGCACGTAGATGAAATCGCCTAGCTGCACTGCGCGCGTGTTCTTCTTCAGGCCCTCCGCCGCGCCTTTGGGCACCTGAGCGCCGGTGAGGAGGTGCTCAGCGCTGGTCTTGTACAGGGTGGCCAGCCGTTCCAGCTCGAACGCATCTGGCAGGCTGTCCCCCCGTTCAATGTTCCAGATGGTGTTGCGGTGGACACCGAGGACGGTCGCTACATGCGACACCTCCAGCGCGCCACGCGCGGCCCGGCATCGTTCGCCTAGCGCGGCCATGAACTGGCCTCTCTCCCGCTTGATCGCTTCGCGGCGCTTGTCCTGCTCCGTCCCGTACCGTTCAATCCGGCTGGGGGATGCTGCCTTTTTTGTGTCCATGAACACAATTGTTAGCGTCTCCCGCTTTAATTGCAAATTACCGTCTGGTTTTCCCTGATCGCACATCGAGGGCAGCCTCAGTAGCGATTTCGCGACACGGCGCTGTTGACAATGTGCGATGTGTGTCCATAATCATGGGCATGAACACAAGAAAGGCAGCACAAAACCACGGAGATTGGCATCCAGCCGACGTGGTTGCTGCACTGCGGAAGCGCGGCGTTAGCCTCCGGCAGCTCGCCGCCCAAAATGGATACAGCCACATCCAGCGAGTGCTCACGAGTCCGTGGCTCGCGGCGGAGCAGATCGTCGCCCGCGCCTTGGACCTGAAGCCGGAAGCGATCTGGCCGTCTCGCTACCGCAATCCGGCCGACCGGCAGCGGGCGTACGAGCTCACGCGAAAGATCAAGGTGACGATGCCTCGCAAGCCTCGTGAGGCTCGTCCGGTGGCGTCCGGTGGCGGCGATGGAAGCAAGCCTGCGCTGGGCCGGGGACGGAGGCCATCATGAAAAGCGCCTGGCTCACCGCCCGCGAGCTCGCCGGTCTCCCCGGCATGCCCAGCACGGAGTTCCGCACCCGCGAGAAGCTGACGAAGCTGGGACTGCAGGCACGCCCCCGCGCCGGCCGCGGCGGCGGCCTCGAATACGACTGCAGCCGCCTGCCTGCGGAAACCCGCACGGCGCTGATGATCGACCAGGTCGCCACTGCCACGGCGCAGATCGCGGCGCTGGCCGAAGTCCCGACCGCGACCCAGCCCCAGTTGCCCGTCCGGCATGTCGCCAGCGAGCGGCGCCCGCCCAGCCAGGGCGACAAGGCGGTCGCCGACGCGCGCATCACGCTGGTGAACCAGCTGCTTGCCCTCGAAGGCCTGCACGGCGTCAAGCGCGCGGCCTCCATCATCGCCCTGCAACTGGCCGCCGGCGAATGCACCGACGAACTGCGCCAGGCGGCGCGCACCGCCAATCAGCGGGCGCGCGATACATCGGTGAGCGATCGCACCCTGCTGCGGTGGCTCAGCACCTACCGCGCTCACGGCTGGTGGGGCCTGTTGCCCGCGCCGGTGGAGGCTACCCCGGTGGCCGAGGTGGACGACGACGTCGCCCAGGTGCTGGCCCTGTATCACACCAAGGATGCGCGCTTCCGCAACCTGAGCCAGGCGGCGCAGGACGTGACCAAGCGCCTGCAGCGCCCCGCCGACGCGTGGAAGCAGCTGTATGCGCGCGCCCGGCGGGCGCTGCCCAAGGTCAACAAGGTGGACCTGATCAAGGCGCGGCACTCGGGATCCGAGGCCAAGGCCCTGCTGCCGCACAAGCGCCGCGACACCAGCGTGCTCAAGCCGCTGGACGTCTTCGTCGGCGACGGCCATACCTTCAAGGCCAAGGTCCGGCACCCGGACCACGGCGCACCCTTCGCGCCCGAGGTGACGGCCATGATGGATGCGGCAACCCGCAAGATCTGCGGCTGGTCGTCGTCCCTCTCGGAAAGCGTGATGGCGGTAGGCGATGCACTGCGCCACGCGGTGGGCAACGCCGGCGTGCCCGCCATCATTTACAGCGACAACGGTTCCGGCCAGACGGGCAAGCAGATCGACTGCCCGATCACCGGCGTGGTCGCCCGCCTCGGCGCGGAGCACCGCACAGGTATTCCGGGCAACCCGCAGGCGCGCGGCCTGATCGAGCGCAGCTGGTCGACCTGGCTGATCAAGTGCGCGCGCCAGTTCGGCAGCTACCAGGGCAAGGACGTGGACAGCGGCACCCTGCGCAAGGTCGCGAGCGAGCTGGCGAAGGAGCAGAGGGCCCTTAAGCGTGCCGAGCACACCGGCGAGGTGATCCAGCTCAGTCAGAAGGCGCCGAGCTGGAAGCAGTTCGTCGCCGCGGTCGACCGGGCGGTGCACGAATACAACACGCAGCACCGCCACCGCAGCCTGCCAAAGCACACCAGCGGGCCGCATGCAGGCAAGCACATGACACCCCAGGAAGCCTGGGACGCGATGCTCGATCGCGAGCACCAGTTCAAGCTGGGCGATCTGGAGCTGCGCATGCTGTTCATGCCGGCGCTGCTGCGCACAGCCAAGCGCGGCGAGGTGCAGTTCCTCAATCAGGTGTACTTCAGCCGCGAGCTGATGGCCGTTGACGGGCAGCAGGTGCGCGTGCACTACGACATCCACGACCCGAGCTTCGTGCTGGTCTTCACCGCCGAGGGCGAGTACGTGTGCCAGGCCGACTGGAACGCCAACCGCGTCGAGTACTTTCCCAAGCCGGTGGTGCAGATGGCGCGCGAAAAGCGGGTCGAGGCTCGCATGAAACGCCTGCAGGGCCAGATGGACCTGGCGCAGCGCGAGCTCAGTGGCACCACTGCCGCAAGCAACGTGTTTTCCCTGCCGGAACCTGGCACCCCCGTGGTGCTGGCGCCCGCTGTGGGGGCTCTTCCGAGTCCCCTCCATCCTGTTCTTCCCCCACAGGCGCAGCCGGCGCAAGCCGCTGCGGGCAGGCCTTTCTTCGACACCCCCAGCGAGCGCTACGAGTGGCTCATGGGGCACCGCGACGCCTGGGAGCAGGACGACCACGACTGGATTGCCGGATACGTGGCGGGCGACGAATACGAGTCACTGGCCGAGTACTTCGCCAGCCGGGGCATCGAGTGGAAGGGTGGGGACGAGGCTTTTAAGAGTGCCCGGTAAAGGTGGCCGCCTTCACCGAGCGTGCCTGTCATCGATTGAGGGTCGCACAGCAACAAGCAAGGAGAAATGTGCCATGAAAAAGGGGTTTGTTCAAACGGAGAACTTCAAGCGCCTGCGCGAGGCGGAGAAGCTGGTTGCCAAGCGCGGCGCGCGCGAAGCCGGCCTGGTGATCGTGCGCGGCGTCTACGGCATCGGCAAGTCCGAGCTGACCGAGCGGTGGGCAGTGGACAGCGGCTACGTCTTCGTGCGCGCCAAGGAGACCTGGACCAAGCGGGCCATGCTCGACGAGCTGGCCGAGAAGATGGGCCTGGACAAGCGCGGGCGCAACCAGGAGGTGCAGGCGCGTTGCATCGGCAAGCTCGCCGTCGACATGGTCCCGGTGATCATCGACGAGGCCGACTTCCTGATCCGCAGCACGCCCAGCCTCTTGGAGGTGCTGCGCGACGTGACCGACCTGACCGGCACGATGTGCTTCCTGGTCGGCATGGAGCACTTCCCGCTGAAGGTAGCCCGCTACGGCCACATCGCCAGCCGGGTGGCTCGGGTCGTCGAGCTCGATCCGCTCACGCCGACCGACGTCAAGGCCACGGTGGCGGCCAAATCAGAGGTCGCGATCGACGACGATCTGGTTGCCCGTATCCACGCCGAATCCAAGGGCCGCATGCGCCTGGTGCTCAATGCGATCGCCAACATCGAGACCTGGGCGGGCGCGAACGGGTGGAAGCGCGTCGAGGCGAAGCACGTCGAGTCCAGGGTGCTGTGCACCGAGTTCAACGGCCAGCAGCTGGGCAAGCGCCGCGTGGAGCACTGACCGATGGCGGCTTGCGCTCAGACCAACGACGCTGCGCACGTGAGGTGGATCAGCGCCGCTGCGCTGGCGGCGCTCGCGGCCCATCGGAAGACGCGCGCCGGCGCGACCTTCACCATCGAGCAGCTGCGCGCGTGGGACCCGGCGCTGCGCGGCCCGAAGGCCGCCCATGCGACCGACAAGTTGAAGCGGATGGAGTTCATCCGCAGCGTCACGCCGGGTCAGTACGTCCTCACGGGCGACGGCGCCGCGGCCGTACAGGCCGCCGCCCAGGGCCACGTGCTGCGCAGCGGGCAGCACGGCCCCAAGAACCGGCCCCCAGATGCGGCCTCGTTTGCTGCCCGCCTGTGGGCGCTGCTGCGCGCGCGACGAGTGATCGACAGCGGCACTGCGGCCGCTACCCTCGTAGACGCCGGGAACGACGTCGCGGCCGCTGAGACGCGCGCCCAGGCCTACCTGCGCAAGTGGGAACGCGCCGGGCTGGTGACGTCCAGCGCACGGCGGCTGCCAGGCGGCCGCAAGCAGTACGTCCTGATCAAGGACACCCCGCACCCGCCGTGCTGGGAGCAGCTGCGCCAGCTCGCCGAGCGCAACAAGGAAGACGCATGACGTACAAGGAAGAGAGCTGGTTTGCCCTGCTGAGCGAGCGCGCGCAGGCGATGTCCCGCAAGGACGTGGCGCTGGCGCTGCGCGTAAGCGCGCCGGTGATCAGCCAGGTGCTCAACGGCTCGGGCAAGTATGGCTCTGGCGAGGCCAGCACCGCCAAGGTCGCCGATCGAGTCACGCACACGTTCGGCCGCTTCCAGTGCCCGCACTTGAGCGAGCAGTCGGTCACCGGTGAACCGGTGGTCATCACGGCCGATCAGTGCCGTTTCTACGCGCACCGGCCCGCTCCGATCGGCAGCCCGCGCGACATGCAGCACTGGCAGTCCTGCAACGGCTGCCCGCACAAGGCGCACACCGCGCCGGTCGGCCCGCGCGAGGTCAAGCCGCGCAAGAGCCGTGACAGCTCAACCCCCGAGGAGGGCGCATGACGCGCAACACCATCATCCGCACGCACCTAGCGCGGGCAGCCCAGGCTGCTTGTCGCGCCGGCACGGTCTACCTGGCCGGCGGGCCCGTCGGCGTGTTCTACGCGCTGCGGCTCGCGCGGCTGCGCCGCCGGCTGGCGCAGGTGAGCCTGCATCTGCACTGCGAGAACGAGCTGCACCGGGAGAACCTGCGCGTGATCAACTTCGAGCTGGACACGCTCGTGCGTGCGCAGCAGGCCACCAACCAGGCTGCCGCCGAATTCTGGCGCTCGCTCGGCGCCAGCGGAGAGCCGTCATGAGCGGCGCCGAAGACAGGCTCGCGATCGCGCTGCAGCTCGCGGCGCGGCCGGACGGATGCGCAAACGGTGATTTCGCGCAGGCAGCCGGCCTCACCTCCACCACAGCCGGCGCCTATCTCAACTCGTGGGTGAAGGCCGGCAGACTGTTTCGTGCAGCCATCGACGGGCAGCGCCTGCGCTTCTTCGACAGCGCAGCAAGCGCCCAGGCATATCAGGTGCGGCGGCAAACGACCGGACCTACGGAGACGCCGGTAGCGTGCGATCCCGTGCAACTTGCGCGGCGGGCCGTGGGTTACATCAAGAAGGGGACGATCGGCAGCGCGGACCTTGCGAAGGTGTGCGGGGCCAGCGCGCCGGCCATCGACGCGGCGCTCGCCCCGCTGGTCGTGCCTGGGCGGCTGATCCGGGTGCCGGTGCTGCGACGCGGCGAGTCCGAGTTCGACTACCGCCTTTCCGCCGCGTGGGCGCCGAAGGACGAGGATTTCGCGGCTTGCGCCTTGGCGACGGCCGCTCCGATTCCGTCCATCAGCCCGGTGGCACCGCCTTCGCCGAAGGCGCTCTCCGCGCCGCCCTCGTCGCGGCCTCAGATCAGCACCGCGGAGCGCGCGCAGGCCTCGCGCAATGGCGGAGCCAGTCGCGTTGCCAGTCTCAGCCTGGAGCAGTCGCAGGCCGCTGGCAATTCACTCGGCTGGGCGCCGGCCGCTCAGATCAAGACACCGTCGGCGACCACGGCGCCGGCGCAGGCCCCAGCCGCTGCCGATCCCACCCAGCAAACCCCGGCGGCGCAGCCCGAGGCGGGCCGCCTGGTGCGAGCCGTTCAGGCTCTGGCCACCCAGACGGGCGAGGACGCCGGCCGGATCCTGGACTGGCTGTGCGACGGCGGCCTGGCCCAGATGGCGCTGACGTACAGCAGGGCGTCGCAAGAGGTGCCCGGCTGCAGCGTGATCCGCGTCGACGACCTGGTGTGCGCCATGAACTCGCGCGGCGAGCTGGCGCTCGATCTCGATGAGGCGCGCCAGATGGTCTTCCCGCCAGCCCAGGCCCTGTACCTGAAGCGGTTCCTCGTCAACACCAGCGTCCTCGAGGCGCTCGATACGAAGGGCCTCGTGTGAAGCCGCTCGCCATTGACGTCCTCGTGAAGTTCAGCGCCGGTGCCCATGTGACCAACACCGTGCGCGGCGTGCGCGCCTCGTCGACGGCGAGCGCCCAGCAGGCGGCAGAGGCTTTCGGCCGCAAGTTCTTCGGCCAGGGCTTCCAGGGCGCGCGCGAGATTCCCGGCGGCGGCAGCGGCGCGTACCGCTTCGTCGTCACAGGCAGCAACGCCGATCCGAAAGGAACTCCACGTGCAAAGCGCTGAGCTTCTGAACATCCTGAGCAGTCACCGCGGTCGCGAGCAGGGCATCCACATGGACCGCCTCGCAGCGCGCACCGACGTGCAGCCGCGCGAGCTGCGCAAGCTGATCTCCGACCTGCGCAGCGAAGGCATCGCCGTCTGCGGCCGGCCCGAGACGGGCTACTTCATCGCCGAGACCGCGCAGGAGCTCGACGAGTTCTGCATCAAGTACCTCGAATCGCGCGCGCTGCACAGCCTGAAGCTGAGCAGCCGCCTTCGCAAGATCCCGCTGCAGGTGCTGGCGGGACAGCTCTTTCTCAACCAAGCCTGACACGGAGAACGATCAATGGCTGTCACCAAACTCAAGGCCAAGGCGCAGGTGTACGCGCCCCAGTCCGGAACGGACTGCGCCGCCGACATCAAGGCGCTTGGCGACCTGCAGCGCGACTTCGCGCGCGTCACCGCCGACATGAACGATCAGATCGGGGCGATCACCAAGCGCTTCCAGCCGAAGCTCGAGGATCTGACCGGTCGCATCGAGACGCTGCAGAAGGGCGTGCAGACCTACTGCGAGGCCCATCGCGACGAGCTCACGAACGCCGGCAAGGTCAAGACGGCCAACTTCGTCACCGGCGAGGTGCAGTGGCGCCAGCGCCCGCCCAGCGTCAGCGTGCGCGGCGTCGACGCCGTGATCGAGACCCTCAAGCGGCTGGGCCTGACCAAGTTCCTGCGCACCAAGGAGGAGATCAACAAGGAGGCGATCCTCAATGAGCCGGACCAGGCGCGCGGCGTGGCCGGCATCACGATCGTCACGGGCGTCGAGGACTTCGTCATCACGCCGTTCGAGGCCAATCCGGAGGCAGCGTGAGCGTCGCCGCAACCTGGGTGGCGATGGGCTATCTGCCGATTTCAGCGCGGCATGGCAGCTGCGTCAGCTGCAGCAAGGCCGAGGCAGCGCCCGCAGGCCTTCGCTGCACCGAGGGCCACTTCTATGTGAACCGGATGGGCGGCTGCAGGTCGTTCGTCCCCGCAGCGCCGGTCAAGGCGATGCAGGCCGACACCACCGCCGCCTGATCTGGAGCGACGACAGCATGCGCCCGGACATCCTCACCGCCGCCGGGAAGTACTTCAACTTCCTGACGCCCGAAGAGAACGACTTCGCGATCTACGAGATCGCGCACGCGCTCTCGCATCTGTGCCGTTACACCGGCCATACGCTGCAGTTCTACAGCGTGGCCCAGCACTCGGTTTACGTCTCGATGCTGGTGCCGCAGGAGCACGCGCTCGCGGGCCTGCTGCACGACGCGGCCGAGGCCTTCCTGGGTGACGTCTCGTCGCCGCTGAAGAACCTGCTGCCCGACTACAAGGCGCTGGAGCGCCGGGTCGAGCGCGCGGTGCTGGCGCGCTTCGGCCTGGCCGGCGAGCTGCCACCGTGCGTCAAGGAGGCCGACCTGGTCATGCTGGCCACCGAGCAGCGCGACCTGCTGCCGGCGCACGGCGACGAGTGGGCGCTGATCCGCGGTCTGGCGCCAATGTCCGCATGCATCGAGCCCCTGCGGCCCGAGGATGCGCGGCGCCTGTATCTCGCGCGCTTTCACGAGCTGCGCGCTTCGTTGAGAGGTCTTCCATGAACGCGTCCGAAACCAGGGCGGCAGTCGGCTTTCTCAAGCCCACCGAGCGCGATCGCTGCGCGGCCTGCACGGACTGCGGGCACGCCGACAACGGCCGCGACGGGCCGTGGGAGCGTTCGTGGCTCAAGTGCCGCAAGCACGGCTTCAACGTGGCCGGCGGCGCGATCTGCGACGACTACCAGCAGCGCGCAGATCGGCCCGCCCCCCCCCCGCTGTAACTGACGCGGCGATCCGCGACCTGTTCGAACAACTGATCAACGAGGAGTAGGACCATGAACTGCAAGCCGCACCAACTCGCATGGATCGTGGTGCCGCGCCACCATCACGGCTCGGGCATAGAGCAGATCGATGGGCACGTCGTCAAGACGCTGCTGCTCCTGCAGGGTCACAGCCAGCCGGTCTGGGCAGTCACGCCCGCCCAGGTCGTGACCTTCTGCCGGCGCGAGGTCGACGACAGAGGCAGGGCGCTGCATCCAGGCGAGACGTGCACCGCGGACGGCATCCCCGATGCCTGGCTGCGGCCGTTCGATCCGCGGTCGGCGCCCCAGCCCTCGATTGAGCACCTGGAGCTGGCGGCATGAAGCGACTCGTACAGGAGGCGCTGCAATGTTGAAGCGAACCTGCGACGCCAACCATTGCCCGGCGACGGTCGATCCGAGCAAGGGCATGTGCCCCAGGCACTGGCACATGGTGCCGGCCGCCATCCAGGCGCGCATCTACGCGGCCGCCCGCAAGTTCCAGAGCTCGGCGCAACGTCTGTCCAGCGTCGAGTTCCTGGAAGCCTGGGCCGACGCGGTCGAGGCGGTGGCCACTCAGGAAGGTCGGCTCACGCGCAACGCCTTTCGCAACCTGGCCAACATGGTCAGGGGCCGTCAGCTGACGGCAGGGAGTGACCGGTGATCGCGAAAGCCATCGTGTCCACCGATCGCAGCCCACGCCGGCAGGAGTGCAGCGACAAGAAGTCCTATCCGACGTACGGCGCGGCCGTGCGCGCCATGAAGTGGACGCTGCGCGAGCGTGGGAACGAGGGCTGGCCGATGAAGCCCTACCGGTGCAGGTTCTGCAGCGGCTTCCACTTTGGTCACATGCCGTTGAGCGATATCCGTGGGCGAAAAGTGGCATGAAGATGCTCCACCTGCTGCACGCCTGGATCGGCGCCGGCTTCTATCGCTGGGCGATGCGCGAAATCGACCCCCTGCACCCAGACGTGCCCATGATCCTCGCGCGGCATCGCGAGCTGCAGGACAAGCTCGGGAGGCTGCTGGCATGAAGGCACCCGCGACCGAACAGCGCCGTTCACCCTTCGTCGAGATCCCACCGGCTCATGACGGCCAGCAGCGCCAGGCCGATATCGATCTGGAACCCGGGAGTGCTACGGAAGGAATGAGGCATATCCCAGTTCGAGTTGACGTCGTTCGCGGTCCGCTCCACGGGGACAGGAAGGGGTACGGCGGCTGGAAATGGGTGCCTCTCATTGAGGACGCGCGCGACTTCGTCGCGTATGGCTTCTGCGCTTCGAATTTCGCGGGGCATGCCCGAGTATGACCCACGCCTCAGCTGTCGACGGCCCGCTGGCCCGCCGGAACGAACTGGCGCAGATCCACATCGCCGTGGCCGAACTCGGATGGAGCGACGACGAGTACCGCGCCGTGCTGTTCGCCAAGACCGGCAAGCGGTCTGCCGGAGAGCTCGATGGCACCGGCCGCAAGCGCTTCATCGAGCACCTCAAGGCGTGCGGCTGGACCGGGCGCAAGCAGGCCGCTGGGCCGCGCTACAGCAAGCAGCAATGGCACGTCCTGATGCTGTGGCGCGACCTGGGAAAGGCCGGCGCCCTGACCGACAAGAGCGACGCCGCGCTGAACGCATTCATCAAGGGCCAGTGCGGTGTCGCTGATCTCCGTTTCCTCGCCACCAGCCAAGCCAGCCAGGTGATCGAGGCCCTAAAGAGCTGGTTGAAGCGGGTGAAGAAATGAAGGGGTCGCGCAGCATCGTTGTGCACTTCGCCTGCAACGGTGATCAGGGACTGTTCCAAGGCTTCGCCGAAGGCATAAGCATCGAGACACGCCGAGGCAGCATCGACCTGGACGGCGAGGCTCGATTCACCGTCGACAGCCAGATGCTGCGCTTCCGGATAGCGCGCATCTGGTTCCCGTTCATGAGCGAGCGCCAGTGGGTGGGGAACTGGTGCTGGAACGCCTACCTCATGAAGAGACCGCAGGCGCTTCGCCTCATCGCCGCGCTGCGTGGTGCGGGGTGGACCTGCAGCGGTGGGGATACGCGGCTTTGCGACTGGTACGAGCGGCTGCCTATCGCCGCTGGCGTGCAGGGGGCGTGATGCTGCGAGCGCTACTTAAACCGACCATCCTTGAGAGCTTTCTCGAGGTCGATCACCCATGTAGCCCCATCGAATTGCAGCTCCGTCTTTCCCCTGCCGACGATGATCGTTCGCTTGATCGGTCCGGGCTCTACAGGGTACGAGTCGCTACGGACGAACTGGAAGTCCGCGGGGTCCAATCCGACCTCGCGGATCAGTCGCTCCGCGTCATCCCTTTCGTCGGCGTCGATCATCTTAACCATAGCCCTCTCCTCAGGTTGGAGGCCAAAGTATGCGCCTGACCGAACCCCTCACCTGGCACGAGCGCGCGGAGAACGTCGCCGACACCGACTGCAGTGGCAACGCGAACAGCGATGCTGGCGTGACACCGTGCGTCACGCCGAACAACGACGACGACGCCCTGCTGATCGATAACCTGTTCCGCGCATCTCTCGGCCGGGACAGCGACGCCATCGACAAGGCCCGCATGGCGCTGCGGCAGAGGATGAACGAACTGCGCACCCGTGGCGTGGCGGCGGCTCCCGTGTACCGATGCGCCTGCGGGTATCAAGGCAACGAAACTAAGCCGTGGCGCGGCATCGGCATCTGTTGCCCTAAGTGCGAAGGTCGCCTGTACCTAGCTTCCGCCTCTGGCGTGGCATCGGTTGACCGGGTGCAGCGGCTCATCGACGCCATCGAAGGCGAGTGCGACGGGCTGGCAGTTGACGAGCAGCACGCCCGCGCCATCCTCGCGTACGTTGATGGCGTGTCGGGGACTGGTCGCGAGACGGTCTCGCCTTCAGGCATCGAGTGAAGTCCTGGTCCGATCTCTCGACCGAGCTGCTGCCGAAGGTGCTGCAGGAGTTCGTCCGCCTGATCGGCCTGCACGCCACCATGCTGCTCGTCGAGCGGTTCGGCGGGCTGCGCATCTACATCCCGCTCAACCCCACAGCCGACCACCAGTTCGCCCAGATCATCGGCTTCGAGAACTTGGTCAAGCTCAGTCAGGAGTACGGTCGGGAGGATCACTTCGAGCTACCCAAGGCCGCACGGGCGCTGAGAGCGCTGCGCGACGCGAAGATGCGCGCGGAGTACGGCCCCAAGTCGCTGCGCCAGCTGGCCGCCGAGCACCAACTCACCGAGCGCCAAGTCACGCGCATCGTCGGCGCCGCGGTCAACGACGACCAGGCCGAGCTGTTCGGCTGACAGTCGAGCACGGGTAGACTGTTGAGCTGGAAGAGGAGAGTTGAGATGGCGACCAAGTCAGCATCAGCGCCCGACCTTGCCGTGAGCGATATTCGCCGAGCCAGGTCGCGCCTCGAGAGCGAGATCTTCACCGCCGTGAACGAGGCGGTGCTGAAGTTCCGCAATGCGACCGGGCTCATGCCCTACGCGATCGATGTCGAAATCTCGAGGAACGACACGCTGAAGGGCGTCTCCTACCTGCCGACCGGCGTGTCGGCCAAGGTCGAGATCCCGTAGCTCCCGGTCCCGCGACACCCCTGGACGGCCCGCTCAAGCGGGCCGTTTTGCTGCGGGGCACTGTGATAGTTAAAGTCGCACGTGCGCCGCAGGGACGTGCGACTTTAACCGCGCCGCCTTGTGCCGAAACCACGTGCGAGTTCGCCCAACTCGCACGTCGTCGTCGGAACGTGACTCATCCGCGCAAGTGCGCGCCAGCAATAGGGAAAATGAACTCGCACGGTTTTGGGGACGTGCGAGTTCGAACGTGCGAGTTCGGCCATTGACTCGCGGCCATGCTGCCCGCCCCGTTACGTAGCTCACTGAGCCCCGCTGGTCGGCCGTTTCTCCAATGAACAGGGCCGCACGGCGTGCCGGCTCGACCCGTCCCGCTTGCAGCTCGTCGCCGCCCACCTGGCGCCGCCGCTGGCCCCGAATTTCGGCCCCAACGGCCCATTTGGTGCCAAAGGCTGAGTCAGCCTCGCCCAAGCCTCAAATCGCCCGGAAACCCGCGCCAAATCTAGCTCGGCCGTTTTTCTGTAACCCCGATCCCGAGTGCCAAATCGAGCAGTCCCCCACAGGCTGGGGCGTTCCGGCGCAGCGCACCGTGCTGATGCTGGCGGCCGTGGCGCTGCTGCGCCTGTCGGGGCGGCACTGGCCCTGGCCGGTGGTCTGGCTGCTGGCGGCCGCCGTGGTGGTGACGGTCGATCCGTGGGCGCTGTTGCAACCGGGCTTCTGGCTCAGCTTCGTCGCCGTGGGGGTGCTGTTCGCCAGCGGGCCCGCGGCGTCCGCCGGCCCGCCGCCGGCCGGGGCGCGAACCCGCCTGGCGCGTGCGGCGACCGGCGCGCTGCGCGAGCAATGGGTGGTCACGCTGGCCCTGACGCCGTTGACGCTGCTGCTGTTCGGGCAGGCGTCGGTGGTCGGCCTGCTGGCCAATGCGCTGGCGATTCCGTGGGTCACGCTGGTCGTCACGCCGCTGGCGATCGCCGGCGCCGCCGTCCCCTGGTTGTGGACGCTCGCCGG